TCGCTCCTCTGGAGCGCCGGCTTATGACACGACTGACCCACGGTCTACCAAGACCATGAGTGCCTCAGAGTGGATTGATGCCGAACGAGCCCGACAGTTGAAAAAGATGCAGGCAACCCGCTAAATTTTTAAAGGATTTTTTCCATGGCTAACAGTATCTTAACCATCGACATGATCACGCGCAAAGCGCTTGAGATTCTCGAAAACAACCTTGTGTTGACCCGTAACGTGAACCGTCAGTACGACGACAGCTTTGCTGTTGAAGGTGCCAAGATTGGTTCGACCCTGCGTATTCGTCTGCCTGACCGCGCTCTGGTGACCGACGGCGCCGCCTTGCAAGTTCAAGACGACAACGAACAGTTCACCACCTTGACCGTGTCAACCCAAAAGCATATTGGCGTGAACTTTACTTCTGCCGAATTGACCATGCAATTGGATGACTTCGCAGAGCGTGTGTTGAAGCCACGTATCAGCCAGTTGGCCAGTTCTATCGATGCTGACGTCGCCAATGCGTATAAGAGCATCGGTAACACCGTGGGCACGCCTGGCACCACTCCGTCTACTTCTTTGGTGCTGTTGCAAGCCCAGCAGAAGCTGAACGAGAACGCCGCTGTGATGAACCCCCGTTATGCCACCGTCAATCCCGCTGCTAACGCTGGTTTGGTTGAAGGCATGAAAGGTCTGTTCAACCCCACCGACACCATCAGCCGCCAATTCAAGAACGGCATGATGGGCATGGGCGTGCTGGGCTACGACGAGATCAATATGTCTCAGTCAATCAAGCAGCACACCACCGGCACCCGCGTTGCCACTGGCGCCACCACTGGCGCTGCCGTGACTTCTGAAGGCGCTTCTACGCTGACGTTGACTGTTGGCTCTAGTGAAACCATCACCGTTGGTGACGTGTTCACGATTGCTGGCGTTTACGCTGTGAACCCACAAACCCGTGAATCCACTGGTTCGTTGTTCCAGTTTGTGGCCTTGGCGTCCTCGACCACCAGCACCACTGCTACCGTAACCGTGGCTCCTATGTACTCAGCAGCTCACGCTCTGGCTACTATGTTGACTTTGCCTGCTAACTCCGCAGCCGTGGTGTTTGTGGGCGCTGCTTCAACCCAGTACCCCCAGAACTTGGTCTACCACAAGGACGCCATCACGTTCGCCACCGCCGACTTGTTGCTGCCCCAGGGCGTAGACATGGCCGCGCGCGCCGTTCACAATGGCATCAGCTTGCGTGTGGTTCGCCAGTACGATATTAACAACGACCGGATGCCGTGTCGTATCGATGTCTTGTACGGTTTTTCCACCATTCGTCCTCAGATGGCCTGCCGCATTTGGGGTTGATCTTGACGCCCCTTCGGGGGGCTTCATTTCGTAACATTTTTTTGAAAGAAATCTATCATGGCTCTCCCTAATGGCGCAGGCGGTTACCAACTCGGTGACGGCAATCTGAACGAACTGACCATCGGCTACGCAGCAGTTCCCCAAACAGCTACTTCGACTGCAACTTTGACTGTTGCTCAAGTGACTGGTGAATTGCTCGTTGCCAACCCCAGCACTTCTGCTGCTACTTACACTTTGCCCACGGCTGCTGCTATTGATGCAGTTGTGACCAGCGCAAAGCCTGGTAGCACTTTTACGCTGAACATTGTCAACACCGGCACTTCGTCCGGCACGGTGACTTTGGCTCTTGGCACTGGCATTACCGATGGCGGCAACGCTTTGGTGGCTGTTGCTGTGACTGCCAGCGCCCAGTTTACATTCCGTAAAACTGGCGATGCAGCTTGGGTTGTCTACAAGACTGCCTAAATTTAAATGGGGGCTTCGGCCCCTGTTTTTAAGGAACAATCATGCCTTCAAACACACAAGCAAGCGGTGTTGCGTATAGCGACCCCGAATTCACCACCTGTTACGCTAGTCAAGAAATTGGCTACGCTACTGGTGCTCAAGGCACTGTGACGCAACTGACAGACAAAGCTACAGGGGTAACTCTGAACAAGTCTGCTGGCCGCATCACAATGAACAACGCAGCTTTGGCTGCTGGCGCTGCGGTTTCGTTTGTTTTGACCAATTCATTGATTTCAATCAATGACACAATCATTGTGAATGTCTCCAGCAATACCACTGGCAGCGCACTTGGCGCGTACACCACTTATGTTTCGTATTTGGCTGCTGGTTCTGCTTTGATCACCTTGCGCAATTTGACTGCGGCAACTTCTTACTCAGAAGCTGTCATCATCAACTTTGCGATCATCCACGGCGCAAGCTAAACCAACCAGGGGGCTAATCACCCCCTTCTTTTTATGCCAGTTATTTACATGTCGCATGAAGTCCACGGCGCCAAAGTTGCAACGATGGAACTTGAAGCTGTAGAAGACGAAAAAAATGGCTGGACACGCTATACTCTTGACACGCCAATTGCTGTTGAAGAGGCGGCTCCACAGGAAGTAAAACGTAGACGTGGCCGTCCTACTATTGAGGCGGTCGAACAAGGAGCGTAAACATGGCCACCTACTCTGCTGCCGATCAGATCAACCGGGCGCTGCGGCTGCTGGGCGTGCTGGCCGAAGGCGAAACTCCTTCTGCGTCAGTGTCTCAAGATGCGCTGATGGCGCTCAACCAGATGATTGACTCATGGAACACCGAGCGTCTGGCTGTGTTCAGTACCCAAGACCAAGTGTTTACCTGGCCTGCTGGATTCATCAACCGCACCCTTGGCCCCACTGGCGACTTTGTAGGCAACAGGCCAATATTGTTGGACGACGCCACCTACTATCGTGACCCAGGCACCAATGTCAGTTTTGGCATAAAAATGATCAACCAGCAGCAGTATGACGGCATCGCTGTTAAGACGGTGACATCTACGTACCCGCAAGTGTTGTTTATCAACATGAGCTATCCTAATGTTGACATGTACATTTACCCCAAACCCACACGGGACTTGGAATGGCACTTTATTTCGGTTGACGAATTGGATCAGCCTGCTACTTTGGTGACCGACATATTGTTTCCGCCAGGATATCTACGTGCTTTCACGTACAACCTGGCCATGGAATTTGCGCCCGAATTTGGCGTTGAGCCCAGCCCCCAGGTGCAGCGCATCGCCATGACCAGCAAACGCAACTTGAAACGCATCAACAACCCCGATGACATCATGTCGATGCCCTACGCCATTGTGGCCAACCGCCAGCGCTTCAACATCTACGCCGGCAACTATTGATGAAAACGCCTATCCTTGGCTCGACCTACGTAGCCCGCAGCGTCAATGCTGCGGATGCCCGTATGGTCAATTTGTTTCCAGAAGTCATACCCGAGGGCGGTAAAGAGCCTGCGTTCTTGCAACGTTGCCCAGGGCTGACGCTTTTGTCGGCGGTGGGCAATGGCCCAGTTCGTGGTTTGTGGGCGTTCTCATCGGACGACGGCGTGGGTTTTGTGGTATCGGGCACCGAGCTCTACAAGATCAACAACGCCTATGTGCCCACGCTGATCGGCACCGTGGCCGGCACGGGGCCAGTTAGCATGGCCGACAATGGCACGCAATTGTTCATTGCAGCCAACGGCCCCAGCTACATCTACAACAACACCACTGGCGGGTTTGGCCAAATCATTGACCCTGATTTTCCCGGCGCAATAACGGTCTGCTATCTGGACGGCTATTTCGTATTCAACGAGCCCAATAGCCAAAAGATGTGGGTTACAACGCTTTTGGACGGCACGTCCATTGACCCGCTTGAGTTTGCCAGCACCGAAGGGTCGCCTGACGGCCTGTTGGCCGTGGTGTCCAACTTTCGCGAAGTCTGGGCCTTTGGCACAAACTCCATTGAGGTCTGGTACGACTCAGGCGCTACAGACTTCCCCCTGCAACGCATCCAAGGCGCATTTAACGAGCTCGGCTGTGCGGCCCCTTACTCCATCGCCAAAATGGACAACGGTCTTTTTTGGCTAGGCCGGGATCGCCGGGGGCAAGGTATTGTCTACCGGGCCAACGGATACCAAGGCCAACGCATTTCAACCCATGCAGTTGAGTGGCACATTCAACAGTACGGCGGCATGTCGGACGCTATTGCGTACACTTATCAACAGGATGGCCACAGCTTTTACGTGCTAATCTTCCCTTCAGCCAACACCACTTGGGTGTACGACGCGGCCACCCAAGCTTGGCATGAGCGAGCGGGTTTTGTTGATGGCGCGTTTACCCGGCACCGCAGCAACTGCCAGATGGCGTTTAACAATGAGATCGTTGTTGGCGATTTTGAGAACGGCAATATCTACGCCTTTGACCTTGACGTATACGCCGACAATGGCCAGATTCAAAAATGGCTGCGCACCTGGCGGGCGTTGCCCACGGGCCAGAACAATCTAAAGCGCACGGCGCATCACAGCCTTCAAATTGACTTGGAAACCGGCGTTGGCTTGAATCTGGGCCAAGGTAGCGACCCAATGCTCATGCTGCGCTGGAGCGATGATGGTGGCCATACGTGGTCAAACGAACACTGGACACCTATCGGCAAAATCGGCGCGTATTACCAGCGCGCCTTCTACCGCCGACTGGGCATGACGCTTAAACTTCGGGATCGTGTCTATGAACTGTCCATGACTGACCCCAACAAGATAGCGATCATGGGGGCCGAGTTAATCTTGAGCCCGACCAATGCCTAGTCCAAACGCAACGCCCACACCCATTACACCCCCCAGGGTGCCGTTAATCGACCCGCGCACCGGGTTGATTGACCGGGCGTGGTACTTGTTTTTTCTGTCGTTGCTCAACGCAGCCACGACCGTTTACGACAATCCAGACGTCGGCCCTAGCCCCGAGTCATTGATTGCAGCGTATGACGCCGCTTTGCGCGCGCTGGCCGATGAAGTGGGCACGCAGCCTGCACCGGCTGACTTGAGCGTTGAGCTGGCCAAACAAATTGAAGCGGCGGGCTTGAGCACCTACGCGCCGGGGCTGCTGTCGCAAGTGGCTGAGATGCAAAAACAGATCGACGCGCTTAATCTGCTGCCGCCCCTAGCCCAAGGCACTGTGACGGCGGTGACGGCCACTGCGCCGGTTGTGTCGTCTGGTGGCACTGCGCCCGACATCAGTATGCCTGCGGCCAACACCACGACCAACGGCTATTTGACCAGCACCGATTGGAATACGTTTAACAACAAACAACCGGCGGGCACGTATGTCACGTCCATCAGCGTTGTCTCCAGCAATGGTTTGGCCGGAACTTCTAGCGGCGGGGCAACACCTGCGTTGACGCTATCGACCAGCATTACAGGCATCTTAAAAGGCAACGGCACGGCCATTAGCGCGGCGGCCAGCGGCACGGATTACGCGCCAGCAACCAGCGGCACGTCTATTCTGTACGGCAACGGCAGCGGTGGGTTCAGCAACGTCACCATTGGGTCTGGCATCAGCTTTGCCACCGGCACGTTGTCGGCCACTGGGTCGGGCGGCACGGTCACCAGCGTCAGCTTTACCGGCGGCATCATTTCCGTTGCTACGGCGACGACCACGCCAGCTTTGACCGTGGCGGGCACAAGTGGCGGTATTCCTTACTTTTCCAGCGCCACAACTTGGGCGTCTTCCGCAGCCTTGACCCAATACGGCGTTGTTTATGGCGGCGGGGCTGGCGCAACGCCTGTAGCCACCGCTGCCGGCACAACCGGCCAGGTGTTGACTGCTACCACAGGCGGTGCTCCGACTTGGAGTAGCACCTACGCCGGCACGGTCACCAGCGTGTCGGTTGTGTCTGCCAATGGTTTTGCCGGCACGGTGGCTACATCGACCACCACACCGGCGATTACGCTTACAACCAGTATTACCGGCCTGCTGTACGGCAACGGCACGGCCCTAGCCGCTGCTACCATCAGCGCGCCTTTGAGCTACACCGGCGGCACGTTGAGTATCCCCGTGGCCACAACTTCGGCCAACGGGTATCTGTCCAGCACCGATTGGACGACTTTTAACAACAAAGGGTCTGGCACGGTAACTTCAGTGGCTGCGCT